GGTACACCGCCTGCATCATGTGGTCATTCAAAGTGACTGTGGTTGAAGATGCGGCTTGGGCTTGAACTACGCAAGTAATGGCTGTGTTTGCTGTTCCATCAACTAGGAACGTGGTTGCGCCAGATGTTAAACCTGTACCAGTACCAGCAATCGCCCGAGCCTTATTGGCTGCAAGGGTTGTGCCACCGCTTAGATCAACACTTATCCACCAGTTGACGTTACTTGATGCTTTGCCGTTACCTGAAAAGGTGAGCATCATCAAACCACTAGATCGAGGAGTGAATGTGTAAGACACAGATGATGGACTGTTGAAAGCCACAAATGATGTGGTAACACCAGTACGAGAATAAGCCGTGTTGTCATCTAGGTCTGAGCTGTTAGCAACGTCAATGAATGATGAGCCTGATTCTGCACCATCAAAGAAGTCTTCAAGTGACTGTGCTAGTTCCTGAATCTTCGCTGCACCAGCTGAGACGTTATCTGTGCTTGTCGGATACGGGAATGAATAGTTAGTAGTTGTTCCTGCCATAGTGTTTCCTTAACTTGGATTGTAAATAGTGGACGGCACAACGAGGAGTGTAGCCTCGGCGTGTTTCTGGGTTAAGTTTAATTGAACGCCCCGAACCATGTAGGTGTGATTGCCACCATAGGCATCTGGGATATTGGTTAAAGGCAAGCGAACTGGTTTGGTGGATTTGTAAAAGTTCTCCCATTCGCCAGTAGTGTGGGTTAAAGCATCCAAGTCAATAGTTAAAGATTGCAGATAAGTGTTTGGTTGCTTGTAGGCGTTAATTTTGTCTGTAAGCATAGAAACTTGATTGGTTGCAGGTTGATCGTAGCCAGTGCCAAAGTCTTGGAATCTGTATCCATACTGGTTGTAAGAAGTAGAATCAAAATAGGTTTGGTCTGTCAAAGAGTTACCATCAACAACCATCGCCGAATTGAGAATGTTACTTAGGCTTTGAGCCGAATTAAGGCTTGACCAAAGCACACAAGTTTCAGCATCAAGTGAAGTGATGGCTGTGTAATTGGTGTAACTAGATGGAGCGTTTAAGGTCACAGTTGAGCCGTCAAACCAAAACCAACCCTTGTATTTATTAGCCCAAACAGTTGTAACGAAACTAAGCACATCTGTACCTGCTGCGTCAAAAGAATACAAACCTAAAGTGACTGCTCCGAGATCATCATTTGCAAACAAAATACCAGTGATGTTTTGGTCATAGTTAGCCCAAGTAGTTGTAACACCTGACCAAGTTAAACCAACTGGAGCTTCTGCCCAAGTCAATTTCCGCAACTCATTGTTTAGCATTGTGTAAAACAAATCCCAGCGAGGGTTTGCTGGTCCACCTGGGTTAACTAAATCGTTTTGAATAATCTGAGTGCTCAACTTAGATGTTTCGCCTAGTAGATCCAATTCCACAATTTGGTCTGTGCTAGAAGTTTGAACAGGTGAGCAGGTGTAACCCTGAACTATGCCAGTCCAAGTGACTGTGCCAGTAGCGCCTTGTGGTGCAATAGTGAAAGTAACTTCTTTGTTTATCCACCAGTCAGGAGTCATAGTCATACCAAGCACCACAGGTAAACCAATAAACGATGCACGAGCAGAAGGTGGCTGTGGCAATTCATAAGGATTAGTTGAGCCGCTAACTATCTCAAGGCTATCTAATTGGTCGCCAAAAGTTGAGCCGCTGGGAGTTGCAGCAACTGAAACTGTGGTTGTGTATGAAGTAGGCATTAGTTGAAGCCTAGAATCCCAGCCTGAGCGCCACCATTTAATTTAATCTTATTCAAAGTCTTTTGGATAGCACGCGCGGACTCACGAGCATCCGCAGCACCATTAACAGTCACGTTGATAGTCACAGGGGACGCAGCTTTAAGGTTACCAGTTAAGCCACCATAAAGGCGATTAGTATTAAGTGTGCGATCCATACCAGTCTCTGACACACCCGGTATTTTAATGGTAGACATATTTGTTGCTTTGCTTTTAACATTTTTATTCACTTCGTTGCCTCGGCCAATTAACTGGTCAGCACCATAGTAAGCAGCCATGGCTGCTAAAGCACCGGCAGCTGGACCACCATAAGCAAGACCAGCACCATAAGCCAAACCTGCTGCAACTAAACGTTCATCGCTAAACAATCCAGCAATACCACTCTTTGATACACCTTTAACAAGACCAGACATTTGTTTGACAACGCCCGGCAAGTATTTAGCAATCATCTTGATGGCTTCTGCAAAGGCTTCAGCAAAGTCGGTTATCATCTTTTGACCTTCAGCACCATTTAGGAAGCCGACTAATTCTTCCATTGCTGGCATAAGAGCCACACCAATAGACTCTTTAGCCTCATCAACTGCTATGTTGAAGCGAGCAAATTTGCCACTCATAGTATCCGCAGCTGCGGCTGACTGCCCTTGGAAAGTCTTGTTCAATTCTTTAGCGGCTGCATTGAAGTCTTTGTTCTTGATAATTGAAGCATCGAGTGTTATGCCGAGGCGAGTCAAAGAACCAAGGTTACCGCCATAAGCCTTTGCCAAACTTAAAGAAACTGCATCTAAGTCTTTGCCTGTACCTGCTGCAATATCCATAGCAAGACCTTGCAACTTTTGTGCCTTGGTAATGTCTTTAGTCGCTACAAGTAACTTGCTTAGACTTGGACGTAACTTATCGTCCGAAACACCAGTTGCTCTTTGAAGTTTGTCAATATACTTTTCAACAGATTTGACTTGAAGGTTGCTGGCTTTAGTGGTGTTCTTTAAAGTTAAGGCAAGTTTGACTTGAGCCTTCTCATCAGCCATCGCAGCTTTAACGCCGTCAATAGCCAACTTCGCTGCCATTCCTGCAACTGCAACACCAGCAAGAGCAAACGCTCGACCAATCTTTGCAGCGCTGGCTTTCATTTTCTGACCGAAAGTTTGTGTCTGTTTAGTGGCTTTATCTAAGTTGCTACCAAACTTTGATGTGTCAGCAAGTAACGCAAGTTTTAAGACTCTACTCTTAGTATCCATTAGTTACTCCATTGGTCAATAAGTTCATCAACAGCCTGATACCAGCGCCGTCTAATCTCAGGTTGCATCTTGCGTAAGGTTGGGAAAATCCACCAACCATTGTTACCACCAGAAGCCGTTGGGTATGAACGCTCAGGGAATGAACGGCCACCATTCTTTAAGTAACCTCGGCGAGCACCAAACTCGACACCAAACAACATATCGCCAACAGTTCCACCGTTGCGACTGTAAGAGGTAATCTTTTTAGATCCACCAATAGAGATGGTAGGTAACCGGTCATACCTTGCTTTGATTGTGTTGGCAATAATCTTTTGGCGTTTAGAACTAGCTGAGAAACGCAAAGAAGTAGCAGTCATTTCGCTAATCTTTGTTACTTCTTTTTTGAGTTCTGTATTGGCTTCTTTACCCATTGAGTTCATCACTCGAAGAAAGTCTTTCAAGTCTTTGTCATCTATCCGTAGCTGCACATTCATTGAGCGACTAGATTGGGTGTCGCCACTCTTGGAAGCAAACGGGTTTGGGTTAGTTGCCATCTGCTCGCCTTTCTAATATGTGAATCACGGTTCTGATGATGTCTTCATCTTGTTCCAGCCACACGCTGGGAGGGATTTGTGTGGCGACTGCTAACTCGGCTACCAGTCGCCCCACGCTTCCCTCGTCTAAGATTTTGGGTCAGAGTCCACAATGTCAAAGTCATCAACTTGATTGATCCAAACTTCGAGCGGAGCAATAGTTGCATCTTCTCGTTGCAAGGCTCTGTGTGCCATCCAAAGAATGTCACCAAGAGCTGGGTTCTTTTCAAATTCAGTTATTGACTTGTTGTGTTTCTTCTCCCATGCATAGCGGTCGCTGACACGGATTGCCGTATCAACACTTGTGCCGTCTATGTAAATGATGCGGATTTTCATTTAGTTTCCTTATGCTTTAGTTGGGACGCCGGCGCATTGGAAGGTGACTGACCATGTTAAAGCATCGTTACCTGCTCCACCGACTGCTGGGTATTCTGGGTACAGGCTACCAGTAAAAGTTTGGCTGTTGCATGTTAGAACGAATGCGATAGCTGTGTCAGGTGTTCCAGCTGCGGTCCATAGTGCATCCATGAAGTCGCTAGTTCCGGAAGTCCAGTCCTGTAGTGCTTCGATAGCAAGAGTGACGTTATTGTCTACAACTTTGAATGCTTTAGTTCCACCGATTAGGTTGTAAGCATTACGGGTTTGTTCAACAGTTAAAACTGCTGATGTGATTTGTTCTGAACGGGCGATGGCGTTGATTGTTAGCGTCAGCGTTCCGCCGTTGAGGATGGTTGTTGCCATTTACTTTCCTTTCTTAGAAAGATACTGCGACTTCAACATAGATGTCGCTGACAGTCAAGTAGGCAGTTCCTACCTGAAGTTCTGATGGTGCGGATACGGATTTGAAGACTGCCCAGCTAGGCAACTGGTCAATGATGTCTGTGATGAAGTCTTCAAGTTTTGTTAGTTCACTTTGGTTATCAGCTGTGTTAACGCAGACCTTGATAACGTAAGCAACCATGACAGATTTCTTGCCAATAGTTAAAGGCTGAACCCAAGGTGATCCGGGCAGAATAACAACTGAGTTTGGCAGAGGGTTTTCAGTTGGGTAAGCAAAGGTCTGCCATTGTGTGTCGTTCGTTAGGGCAGTTGCTAAATCGGAGCGGACGGATGCGAAACTCATGCGCTATCCCAGCATCGTGTTGACGCTCATGTAAGGCGCTAGAAGCCCCTTCACACGGGTCAGAAGGCTGTGTCCCATACGGAAAGGTGCAGGTGTAAAGTCCATGCCCACGGCTTGGCCGTTGGTCGCTGAACGTGACTGCCAAACATCAGCAGAAGTCATGAGGATGGCTTGGTGAACATTCTCGACACCAGTCCAGTCAGTTTCATTACCAATCCACTTATGAGGAATCTGGTCACGCTCGGTTACATCTGCGTGGGTTTTAGCCCAAGAAATAGTGAACTCAGAAACAGCAGTGATTGTATTAGTTCCATCAAAAGGATGAGCCATATTGCTAGTAATGCTTTGTCCAACAACATAAGTAACTGGTGCGCTGGTTGTAACAGTGGCCACATTAGAAACAAGTTTCTTTTTGATAACTGGAATGGTGTGCTGAACGAGCATTGGGAGGATTACATCCTCAGCTGCGTCAATGCATGATTGAATTGTGGTGTCATCGTAGAGAGCGCCAATGCCAAGTGCATCACGCAGTTCTGCGACAGTTACATATGACATTGGCACTCCTTACTTTGATTGGGAGGTGGGTGACCATCCGCTAGCCACCCACCAGTTTGCGGAACTAGGCGATGTTTAGACGACGGATGCCAGCGGCCTTTTTGACTGCGATTGCGCCGTAGCCGTAAAGACCTAGTTGAACCTGACCTGTGTTCAATAGTTGAACTTGCAAGGTTGTGGTTGGTGATTCGTACCAAGTAACAGCGTTAGGTGCTACAAGGAATGCAGCATCATCAACAAAGCCTGCTGCTGAAACGTTAGAGTCAACATAAAGAGCCTTATCAAGTACGTTACCTACAACAGAGTTGCCAGTTACAGCGCCAGGGTTGTTGCTTGGATTGCTAGCGAAGTAAAGTGGTCGTCCC